TCAGTTGAAGTTAAGCCATTTTATTCTGCAAGGATTCCCTCTACTAAAGTTGAAGAAGCATTTGATTGGCTTCGTCAAAATGGTTTTGGGGATTTAATTAAGAACAACGTAACATTAACTTTTGGTCGTAATGAAGATTCGGCAGCAAAGAATCTAGTTGAAGATTTACGAAAAAAAGGGCATAATGTGAACCAGACCGAAAAGGTAGAACCAATGACCTTGAAGGCATTTGTTAAAGAACAAATCCAACAAGGGAAGAACGTTCCTTCCGATATATTCGGCGTTTACGTTGCAAACAAAACAAAAATAACCACGAAGGAGTAATCATGGTACAAACACAAACGAAAACGACTTCAGCAAAAGCTGAAGTTGCTATAAAGAAAGAGGCTCCACTGCCAGCGATGTTAGATCTAGAATCGGCATCAGGTCAGGGTTCGGAGTATGTCACAGCACGTGACACAAAACTTCCAATACTTAAAATCTTATACGCTAATTCAAAAGTATTAGATGAGAGTGATGGCAAGTATATTGAAACTGCAAAACAAGGCGACATCTATAATGAGACAACAGGAAATCTTTACAAAGGTAAAGATGGAGTAATCGTTGTTCCTTGTTTGTATATCAATACATTTAATGAATGGAAAGATAGAGGAGATAGCCCAGGTCGTCCAGTTGGAATACATACAGATCCGTCTGTTATGTCTCAAACTAAAAGAGGAGATGACTTTAAGGATAGATTACCAAACGGTAACTATATAGAGGACACAGGTAATCATTTTGTTTACATATTGGATAAAGATTATAATCCAATTGAGACAGCTTTGATTGCTATGAAATCTACGCAAAAGAAAAAATCTAAGACTTGGAATTCTATGATTCAAAGTAGAAGACTTCAAGGGTCTAAAGGTTTCTTTTGTCCGCCGTCATGGGCAACAAGCTATAAATTAACTACAACTAAAGAATCTAATTCTGGCAATAGCTGGTATGGTTGGATCGTAGAGTTTGATAAATACTTAAATGATCCTAAGTACAGTAAAGTGTTAGAGATAACTAAAGCATTTTATGAAAGTGCTATGAAGTCAGATATCTTTGGTAAAGTTGATTTTGGCAAAGAAGAATCTCAACAAATTAAACAAGACTCTGAAGCGGTTCCGTTCTAATGATCGCATCACAGTTATTAGAACTGTTTGAAGGCGATTCAAGTCAACATCTTCTGGTCACTTTAACAGGTGACCAGAAAGATAGTGGCAAAAGAAATGCCGAGTATAAAACTGTATATAGTGCAGTAACGGCGGAGCTTTGGCAAAAGCATTTAAACGGAGAAATTATTATTGGTGTAAAACCAGAATTAAATGACAAAGCAAAATGGGGCTGCATTGATGTAGACCCTAGTAGTTATAAAGATTTTAAATCAAAGAAATTCGTAAATATTATTCAAGAATATAAATTACCATTAGTACCAGTTAAATCTAAATCTGGAGGATTACATATATTTTTATTTTTAAAAGATTGGTCAACAGTAAAACAAATTAGAGAAGTTTTAGATAAGTGGAATTCTAAATTCTTTATGAGCAAAGAAGTATTTCCTTGTAATAAATCTGTTGGAATGCCTTATCATAAATCAGATAGAGCTGTTGAGTATGCTTATTCGGATAACAATGAAGCATTACTAGTAGGTGGTTTTATAGAAGAAGCATTTAAGAAAAGAAGTTCTATTGATGATCTATTAAAATTTAAAACTGATGATTACGAACCAGAAGAAGGTTACAAAGAATTCCCTCCTTGTATTCAAAAACTATTAAATGATAAGTGGACTGGAGATAATAGAAATAATATTTTATTTAATGCTGCAGTCCTTGAGATGAAAAAATCTGAAGGTCATATAGATAAAAAAGCTTTAAAAGAAATTCTTCTTGAAAGAAATCAACAGATGTTTGCTGAACCATTAACAGAAAAAGAAATTGTAGGCACAGTATTAAATTCAGTATTTAAAAATAATTATACATATAAGTGTCCACCTAAACATGGATATATGACACCAATCTGTAATAAAGATTTATGTAGATTAAGAAAACTTGGAATAGGTGCTCAAGCTCCAGATATTATAGATGAGTTTTCTGATGTTGAACAAATTAAAGATATGAAGACTACTTATTATACTTTTAAATATAAAGAGATACCAATGACTTTTGCATCAATAGATTTAATAGATGAAAAATCTTTTAGAACCAGAATGATGGATTATGGAATATTCTGGATGACATTACCTAAACCTAAAAAAGGCCCACCACCATTTGAAATGTTAATGGCTGCACTTATTGCAAATTCAAAACCAAGTGAAAAGGTTAAATACGAAGATACATTAGCAGATGTTAGATATTCAGTATTAAAAGAATTCTTTGAAAAATATATGGTTTTAGATGATTTTGAAAAATTAAAAGATGGATACATTGTTAGAGAAGAAGAGAATGACCAAGACTATTGTTACTTTAAAAAGAATACATTAGATGGCTTTATTAAAAAACTATCAGGAAAGATATTCTCTAATTCATTAGAAGCTATAACTTTATTAGGTTGTCAAAAATTAGATTACTACAAAGGAGAAAAGAATATATGGAAAGTTGCTTTACCTGATTTTACAAAAAAAGAAAAACGAACAGAACCAACAGTACAAAATAAACAAGGAAACTTAACGGAGTTAGATGACGCTTACCACGCACAGCAGTTTAGAGCACCAAAATAGTATTAGAAATAAAACTATTAAGTATTATGGCCCGCCAGGAACGGGTAAAACAAATACATTGGTTCAAGAAATATTAACAGATGCTTTGGCTAAAGGTATTAAACCACAGGATATTGCTTTTATTTCTTTTACTAATAAAGCAGTTAACACTGCAGTAAGCAGAGCGTTGGCTGCGTTTCCTCAATATACTTTAAAAGATTTCCAAAGATTTAAGACGCTTCATAAGTATTGTAAGAAGTATTTTACAATGGAAATATTTGATCCGCAGAGATGTATGATTGATTTTGCATTAGAGAATCAAATAATTAAGAGTTCTGATTCAAGATTAGATGACGATTCGTTTGTTTATAATGATTGGTCTTTACATATTTATGATAAAGCAAGAAACATGATGAAGCCTGTGGAAGAAGTTTATCGTAATGAAACTTATAAAAGAGAATCGTTAGATTTGTTATTAAGAAAAGTAAAAGCATATAACAAATATAAAAGAGATGGAGCAACTCAATATATGGACTTTACCGACATGATTGAGAAAACAATTGATGAAGTAAACTTTCCACCATTGGAGATACTTATATTAGATGAAGCACAAGATTTTACACCATTACAATGGTCTGTTGTTTATAAGATGGCAGATAATGCTAATAAAATATATTTAGCTGGAGATGATGACCAAGCTATTTATAGATGGAATGGTTCTGAACACAAATACTTTACAACATATTTTCCTGGCCAAAAGAAAGTATTAACTCAGACAAGACGATTTGGAAAAGAGATACATAGATTTTCTAAGATAGTAAGAAAAGGAATATTAGATAGCGAACCAAAAGAATTCCTACCTAATCCAGATGTTAAAGATAGTGTACATCGTTATATATCTTTTGGAGATGTAGACTTTAATAAGTACAAAGGTAGTTGGTATATCTTAGGTAGAATAAGAACTACTGTTAATGAGCTCAGAATGATGGCTAAAGATAAAGGTTTATACTTTATGGATAACAAAGGTAATAAATCTTTTACAGCAAATAAATGGAAAGCTATTAGAAGTTGGACGAAGTTATCAAATAATAAAACTATATCTAAAGAAGAAGCTATTAATATGTATAAGTATGTTAGAGCATTATCTAATGATTTATATAGAAAGAAAGAGTTCTGGGATCAACAAGAAAACCATAAAGAATATAGTTTTGAAGATTTAAAAGCATGGTGTGGTTTAACTTTAAAAGATGAAGTTAAATCTCAGGAATGGTGGCATGCATTAAAAAGAAATATTAAGCCAACAGAGATAACTTACGTAAAAATTCTATTACAGAAATATGGACAAGATCAATTAGATAATGATCCTACAATCATTATAGATACTGTTCACTCTGTAAAAGGAGGGGAAGCAGATAATGTTTTAGTTTACTTTAAAGCTGATTATGCATCTCAATACCAAAACAAAACAAACATAGAAAAGATGGACGAAAAAAGAGTAGTCTACGTTGCAGTAACTAGAGCTAAGTATTCATTACATTTATTAAGCTCTGATTATAAGTACAACTATCCAATAGGGGAAGACTATTTAACTTACATAGAGGAAAAAAGAAATGAGCAATAAAGCGTTTTTTAAACAAGTAGGAGGATCTCATTATAAAGAAATGAAGATACAGCCTTCTAAATTCATAAATGAAAATAATTTACTATTTGCAGAAGGCAATGCAATCAAGTATATATGCAGACACAAACTGAAGAATAAAAAAGAAGATCTTCTTAAAGCAATTCATTACATAGAGATGATAATAGAAAGAGATTACAATGACTAGTTTACAATATTCATTAACATTTAAGAAAAGTATTTGGTTATGTCCTTCTGAGTATAAGGATTTATCTAACGCTACTGAAATAGCAATTGACTTAGAAACTAGGGACGATGGTATAAGCGAAGGTCTAGGTGCTGGTTGGGCTATTGGTAAAGGCTATGTAATAGGTTTTGCTGTCGCTGTTGAAGGATGGCAAGGTTATTACCCGTTTAAACATTTTGGTGGTGGTAATATGATACCTACACAAGTTATTAGCTACATGAAAGAAATATGTGCATTACCTTGTAGAAAAATATT